GTCGCGTATGCGGCGTCTCGTTTAGAGTGCGAAGGGCTCAAATTCTTCACTGTGGCATTGCCGACTTTCGGGAAGGCAGTGCTACGTGGGATCGAGCTCGGTTCCTTCATGCCCCCTCTTGGCTTTAAACCCTCGAGGAAAGGCAGTCTTCTCCCTGCATTCTTGCAAGGTTGGACAAAGAAGCTCTTCGCTGATGATGGGCTGCTGTTGGGCAACCCTGATCCGCAGGCTCTCAACGAGTTACTGCAGATCACGATGCTATTCTACAAGCTAGAGACCGGTTACTCGCGAGAGTCCGAGTCAAAAGTAGTAGACAACTTCCGTCAAACAGAAGATGAGTTACCCACGCGCTCGCAAGAGCTTGGTGATAACGATAGCATCATTGCTATGGCTCGCGTCCTTCTTGGACAATTGCTTAAAGGATTCGATCCTCGCAGCATTGAGCCAGGCCACGGCCCAGGTGCCGTTGCAACAGGAGAAAAGGGAAACCGAAAGTACAACTTCACAAGGAAGTTTCAGAGACTCCATCAGGAGTTTCCTTACTACCGGTACTTCTCTCCCTCTCTGTCTCGTAACGCATTGGCAGTGGGTACTGCCAGTGGGAATCAATGGTACAGACGACTCCAGCCCACGCTCAACGCGCACGCAAAAGTCGTCCTCGTCCCAAAAGATTCCAGAGGTCCGAGATTGATCTCCATGGAGCCTTTAGAGCTCCAATGGATTCAACAAGGTCTGATGAGGAAACTTGTCCCCTACATTGAATCCCACCCCTTAACACGGGGTAAGGTCAACTTCACCCAACAATCCTACAATCAAGAATACGCACTTGAGGCTTCAGTTAGTCGCCTCTACGCTACGCTTGATCTTAAGGATGCCTCGGACCGCGTGAGTGTCGCCCTTTTCGATGCAATCTTCCCAGATCACATCAAGAGGGCTTTCCACTCATGCCGTAGTGTGGCTACTGTCCTCCCTAATGGTGAACTTCTTCCTCTCAGGAAGATGGCTCCGATGGGTTCAGCTTTATGCTTCCCCATCCTTGCACTTACCATCTGGGCTCTCACTGAAGCCACGTTGCGTCACAAGCACCGCTCTAAGCGCGGCGATTTCCTGGTTTATGGGGATGACTTGATTGTCCCCACTACTAGCGTCGCTGACGTTGTTGACAGTTTAGAACGCGCCCATCTCAAGGTAAACCTAGAGAAGTGCTTCATCAACTCCCAATTCAGAGAGTCATGCGGCATGGACGCCTTCATGGGCGTTAGGGTCACCCCTATCCGCCTTAAAAGGACTGTCAACGAAGGACATCCTCGTCATTCACTCTACGCTCATCTTTTGAGCGTTTCTGAGTCCTTTTTCAATAAGGGATACTGGCTCACATGTGCGTTCCTTCGGAAACACATTAGATCCGTCTTTGGCAACGTGCCTTGGACGATTAAGCCAGAAGGTCTGGGATACTATTGCCCGGACCCTCAGATCTGCGAGTCAAGGAATGCCGCTGCCGGTTTCCGGTGGCGGTGGAACCCTAACTATCAGTGCAGTGAGTACCGTATTCCACAGGTTGTGGGAAAGAGGTCAAGGAGCAAGCTCCCTGGCTATCCCTCGCAACTACTTAAAGGTTTGCTTGGCCTTTATAGTAGGAGTGCGGAAACGAACGAGGTCACACTCCGCGGTAGGTGTGTGCTGAGGAATGTCTGGAGATCCGTTTACTCGGCCCTCGATTATGAGGAATCCTTG